TAGAGGTCTCTTTTCTGAAGCCGAAGTAAAAGAAATAAAAACAACTTTTACTAAAATTGCAGAAAATGGCCCTATTCCAGGTTATTTTGAACCTTTTTCTAAAGAGGAGTCTAAAGGTGACCCTTTAAAGGAATTTCCACGAATTGTACACCCTCATAGGTTTGATGCTGTATCTAAAAAGTATCTAGTACATACTGGTGTCATGACATGTTTAAAAGAACTCATGCAGGATGACCTTTTAGCTGCCAATTGCATGTTCTACTATAAACCACCAGGTTCAAAAGGACAGGCGATGCATCAAGATAATTTCTATCTTTTAGTTGAACCACAAACATGTGTTGCAGCATGGACTGCTATCGATGATGCAGATCCAGAAAATGGTGGAATGTATCTAGTAGCAGATACAGCAGAAGAGGAAATTGTATGCCCAAAAGAAGCTAATGCTGCCGAATCATTTACAACACACTTTATTCCAACCCCAAAAGGAAAAAAGGCTGTTCCATGTATTATGAAATCTGGAGATACATTATTCTTTAATGGTAGTTCAATTCATGGCTCTGGACCAAATAGATCCAAAGATAGATTCCGCAGATCATTTATCTGTCATTATGTCCCAAAGTCCACCAAGCGAATTAGCAAACATTATCTACCTCTTTTAACACCTGAAGGAGAAGATGTTATGATTGATGCCAACGAAAGTGGTGGACCTTGTGGTAGCACATGGAAAGGCGGGCAACATTAAATGCATACCATAGGATTTGTATATAACAGTGACTATGATATGTTTACCGACAGCGACATTGAGGATTGCGGACTTGAAGTTTACAGATTGAAATAAGAAACTCAAATATGATTAGTGTACTAGCAAATCTTTTAAGAGAATGGGACGGCTCTTATAAGCCAGAAAAAATTTGTATCTATAAAGAAGGCAAAGAGATGGTTTTTGATGCAGAAGAATGGAATCACCTATGTGATGTGTTAGCAGGAAAATACAATAAAGCCGCATCATCAATCCCAGAAGGTTGTTATACACCTGACTCTATATCAGTATGGAGCAAAGAATGGGTTGGAGGACAACTAACGTAAAATTACTATAAAAAATCTATAAATGACTATAGAACCACGATAAATACAAAATATATGATGACAACAATAACTACAATATTAGCATATACCCTTAGTCTTGGCGCGATTTGCAGCCTGTTTTACGTTGCATGCCGACTCTTCTCTGAGTATATTGCGATGCGTAAACTGAAGCCGCTTAAAATGCCAACACCAGTAGAAGTGCCCGTTGTAAAAAACCAAACTGCACCAAAAAAGAAAGCGGTATATAAAAATCCTGCAAAAAAACAGCCAACTATAAAGCAAGCTGCTGCAGATGCTGCTAAAAAAGCAGCGACAAAAAAGCAACCAGTCAAGGGAGCAAATAAAAAGACAGCAGTTCGTAAGAAACCGCAAACCAAGGTTTGATATGTCAGACGAAGTATTTGATTTTGGGTTTACTGCTGTTGCAGAAGATGAACTAGAGGTAGTTCGTGCGGCAAATGCAAAGGAAGATGAAGTGATTGAACTTCAGACTCGTCTTGATTCACTCTATAAATCTATCTTGCCTCTTGTCTCAAATCTAAAGAAAAACCCAGAAAAGGATTATATTTACTGGCCAAATCGGTTAGACAAGGTAAAAGCTTTTGAGGGCATCATCTCTAAAATATACAACGGAGTATGAAAGAGTCGACTCCAGAAGACACTATCGTAATGATTATGAAGTGGTCTGATGGGTCAAGCGCATGCTTTTTTCAAAGTGACAACGCAGCAATAAAGGAATATATAAAACAAAAGACTCTGAAAAATTCAGGGTTGCATCTAAAATATACAGTAAAAAAATATCTAAAAAGCGAATATGATAAACTAAACGGGCTTTAAACACCTGTTTAAGCATACATAAAATTAGAGAGGCATATCATTTTTTGATATGCCTTTTTGTATAAATACAACTAGTGAATGACTCTATATTATGCCTAATAACAAATACTAAAGCATATGGAACTACTCATAAACTTCGTACAGACACAAAGCTGGTTTGGAATCGCAACCGCTGTTATTGCTCTTGCTAGTGCAATTGCTGCAGCAACTCCAACACCTGCTCCTGGAACAACACTCGCAAAGTTTTATGCGATCATCGACTTTCTTGCATTAAACTTTGGCAAGGCTAAAGATAAAGGTGAATAATGAACACACTGCTCATTGCCATTGCCGCTGCATGCAATGCCTATGCATCATGGGTGGCATGGCAACGAGAGACTGAAATAGATCGAATCGAAGATGAAATTGATAAGCTTGCTGCCACTGGTGATCCTGCTGCAAAGTTGCGGATTGAACGACTCGCAACGAGAAAAAAACGAAAGCTTGAACGCCTCGGCGCTCTATGATCCGGTGACAGTTACCCTCATTGAAGGAAAACAATACACCTTTGCTGAAGGAACACTAGTCGGGCGTGGTCAAAAATTTCATAGCGACTATAGCTATCGCAGAGCAATAATTATAGGAAATTCTAATAAATAAAAGTTATGTCATACGCAAACGTTGGTAAAGTTTGGACAGTAGAGTCATTTAAAGAATATCTAAGCACGCTTAAAAAGCCTGCATATGTAAAGAGTGTCACTATACACCACACAGGTGCACCTTCATTGGCGCAGCGCAAGAGTGGGTTGCTCGCTCAACATATCTTAAACATAAAGGCATATTACCAATCACTCGGTTGGAATCGTGGACCACATCTTTTTGTTGACGAGGATCAAATCTTTGGCATGACCCCACTGAATGTTCCTGGCATACATGCAGTTTCATTTAATCGTAACTCTATAGGCATCGAAATACTTGGAGACTATGACAGTGAAGATCCACTAACTGGTCGTGGATTAGCATGCATGAAAAATACGGCTGCAATTACAAAGGCGCTCTTCAATTGGCTAGACATGCCAGTTAATGAAAACACATTAAAGTTTCATCGCGATGACCCAAAGACAAGTAAAACCTGTCCTGGCAAAAAGGTTAAAAAGGATTGGTTCATCTCACTTGTACAAGGCAGTGAAGTTAAAACCGCTGCTCCTGCTCCAATATTTGCTGTAGCTGGAACAGAAGTGTCACTCATTGACTATGTGGTGCAGCACAAAGGCTATGATGCTAAAACAGCAACAAAGTTATTAAAGGTTAAAAATGGAATGACAACCTTTAATGGAACGTGGATCGAAAGCGCACGTTATGACTCACAGCGTGCAACCACACTTGCGCTCAGCAGCGAATTAGACACAGACGTGCCTAAAAAATCTTAATTTTAATGGAGTGATGTATTATAGCATGGTAACACCAACAACACATAACAAATAAAATTATGGCCACCGCCAAACGAGAAAAAAAGAAAAAGGCATCGCCTTCAAAACCTGATCTTTTCGCCGAGGACTCAACTAACATTGAGTCCTCGATTGCTTTAAATTTCTGCTTTAATTTTAAAGTCAAAAAGCCGTTTCACTTTAATGAGGCGCACAAGGCATTTTATGACTGTATAAAGGCAGACGATACAAACATGGCATTTGTTGACGGTCCTGCAGGAAGCGCTAAAAGTTATATTGCTGTACTTGCTGCCTTGGAACTCTTTAAGGACAAAAAGATTAAGCATATAAACTATATACGCAGCGTAATTGAAAGCGCGTCTCGTAGCATTGGTGCATTGCCTGGTGAGGTTGACGATAAGTTTTTGCCATATGCAATGCCATGTCTAGAAAAAATACGCGAGATTACAGATGAGAGTACCTGTCTGCAACTTCGCAACGCAAATGTGGTGAGTGCCACTCCAGTAAATTTTGTACGTGGTCTTACATTCAATGATAGTGTTGTGATTGTCGACGAGGCACAAAACCTAACACGTTCAGAGCTTGTAACGATACTTACTCGGTTCGGTAAAAATACAAAATATGTAATCTGCGGAGATCTTAAGCAGTCAGATATTGGAAAACTTTCGGGCTATCCAGATGTCTATTCTCGATTTAACAATACATCTGCTGTAGAAAATAACATACACACCTTTAAGTTTGGAGAAAGCGAGATTGTACGCAGCAAGATATTACGATATATTGTACAGGTGCTTGAAGCATAAAAAAATAAACTTTTTTCACTTTTTTTGGGGTTTTCTATGGTTTTCTATATAGATAAATCTATGGTACATAGAAAACCCCAAAAAAGACAAGCATAAATAAGGACCTATCCAAACTATGCCCGAAGGTTCCGGAACGGATAAATAGTGTTGAGTTAATGCCAGATTAGACATTTTTCTTATTTTGTCGAGAATTTTATGCACTTTTGTGAAAAAGGTTGTGTACAAATCGTGAGTTTTGTGGTATAATAGTCATGTAAGCAACAATATGACACACCTCGAAACACTAAAGACTGACCTTGAGCTTCACCTCAAAAGTCGTGAAGCCCTGGTAGACGGTTCTGGCGGGTTTTTTATCAAACGAGCCGGTTATAATGTCGGTGCCGTTATTCATAGCTATGATGGCATCATACGCTCCTTGGAGGAAGAGATTGCCAGCATTGAGGCTAAAAAACGTAATAAGAAAACACCTGCATGAAAACACTACTAGAACGTATAGAAAATATGTCAAATAGCAATCATCGTAAATTGCTCTATATTGGTGCAGCATTCGCACTCGTCGGGGGCTCCCCCATCTTTGCCGCAATGCTGTGCTTGGTTGCATTTACACTTGAAGACTAATCTATGAAAAATACACTACAGAAACTAATCGATCAGTTTAATGCTGATATTGCCTCTAATCTACAGGATATTGCTGAGATTTTGCCCGATGGCCGCTATGCTGAAGCACTTGACCTTCAAACTGAAAACCTCACGCTCGAGAGAGTAGTTGATGTTTTAGAAAATGAGTTGAAGGAATTGGCTAGTGCTCAGTCTTAAGTCATATGAAAGTTATATCTAAGCCGCTGGCGTTTGCATTCATAATTGCTTTTTTTGCAATTGTAGCACTTGGAATATATCTACAAGTGCTGTGGGCGGATTGGGCAATTACTAAAATTTTTAATAAAGATTTTCATAATCTAAAAATTTTTGCAGCATTATGCATAGTCGAAATGTTGTCGCCTAAAGCTTTACAGGGCATTACTATGATCATTTTGATTCTTATGACACTGTATATCTTTTTGACTGCATGAATGACAAATCAAATTTTATTGCTCACCTTCGCGGTCATGATGTCTACTATGTCAATGGCTGTTTTACATTGGATCCACTTCCAGATCTAGTGACACTACAAACTATAGTTTCTTACTTGATTGATGAAGGGTTTGTAAATATTGACGAAAGCCTTTAATATGAAACGTTTAATAGTTGCACTGCTGTCAATTTGCTTAACAAGTTGTGTTGTCGAATATACCCCAACCGGCTATTCATCGGTTGGTTACTATAGATATTCTGGTTCGCACTCATCATCTACGTACCGGTCATACAATTGTTATCGCTCATATCGCCGGACAACAATTACCCCGGTTGCACATGGGTTTGATCCTGATCCTCAATATGTAAATGGTTATGTGTTTAGAGGTGGTGATGGCATGCCATATGCGGCTGAATTTTAAAAAAAAATATGTTAACACTAGATGAACTTAAAAAGCTGTGTGAGGACTCAAATACTGTGGATTATTGTCTCCCAGTACTTGACTCACCAACCTTTTTGACATGTCCTTTGAGTCTGGAACCAGACTCTCCATACTCATATGTTGGAGGTCTATGTAACCACACTCACGAGATTATAAGTTCTGGAATATTGTTGTGCTCGCTGTATAAAAACTATAACAACACCGCTATAAACGTGCGTGAATATATTATCAGTGCAATATGGTGCAACTATGGAAAATTATGGGAATATGTTTGTTCGGACCCAGAGTCTCAAACTTGGATGTATGCCGCGCAAAATCCTAAAACCGAAACTGGATATCGATCGGCTTTCCAGTTTGAAACACATGCGTCTTCTTTGGATACAGATGACGACATCTCTGTCGCAAATGTGGTGCATAATATATTTTCAACTCATATAGGCCGGCCAGCAACTCCAGAGGCTCACCTCTTACTATCAAACATTCAACTTTCTCATAAACTATATTATTATAAGCAATCATGAGCACACAATACACAGGATACAAACATTTTTTTCTTGACGTAGAGACAACTGGTCTTGATCGTGACCGGAATGAAATATTTCAAATTAGTGGAATAATTACTGACGCAAATCTTAACGTTCTTGAAGAATGTGATTTGAGATTTCGTCCACTGTCTCTAGAATACGTTCAGGACGAAGCACTCACAAAAACAGGAATGACTCTCCAAAGTTTAAGTGATTTGCCTCTTTCTGCTCGAGAGGCATATTCGCAACTAGTTGAAATGTTAGGACGTCATTGTGATAGGTTTGATAAAAAGGACAAGCTTCACTTTGTTGCATATAACGCTGCTTTTGATATTGATTTTATTCGTAGGTTTTTTGAGAAAAATGGAGATCAGTTTTTTGGCAGTTGGTTTTGGAACCCACCAATCTGTGTGATGCAAGCCGCCGCATGGATGACAATGAGGGTACGAGGCGCTCTCCCAAATTTCAAACTTGGAACCCTGTGTCAATGTGCTGAATTAGGATGGGATGAGTCTGCCGCGCATGATGCTGCCTATGATATTCGTCAAACCCTAGAGCTTTTTCGGTATCTCCGTGCAGATATCCCTCAATTGTGAGCTTTTTTAGGCCTCCAGGAGGTCATTTTCTCTATACGGGGACACCGTCCGGGACCTTTTTTCACTTTTATGAAAAAAGTTGTGTACTTTTGTCGCGGTTTATGCTATAATGACCATGTAAGCAACAATATGACCACCACCTACTACGCCTCAGAAGTCAGTTCCGAAGAATACTCCGCCACATTAGCAGAGGCTGCAGAACTTGCCCTCGCTGATTATGAAGCTCATATCTCTGAGCAAGACGTTCGCATTGGAGACATCATCAAAGACAGCAACGTTGCAGATGACATCACACTCTATCGTGTCACTGATATAATTCAAGAGCAATGGTACGAACCACTCATTGTGCTTGAAGTTCTCAAACATTCTGGCTGGTCCCCCACTTCGGTTCGCTTTCATCACCTCTTCAAACCAACCAAGGCGACGCCACGAAAGCTACGGTGGTTTTTGAGCGCGATTCCAGTTGGTGGACTATTCAAAAGTTCTAACTATGAAGGCGCTCTACTTATGCAGCGAGTCGAAGACACCGATGCTGGCACACTACGAGCCCGTTATCTAGAAGGTCAATTTACAGGCGAGGTCATTTGTAAAAGCAAACACAGCCGAGTCTATGCTCTCTAATCTCTCAACACACAAAAATATGGACAAAGAATACATTGTAAAGACAAAAACTGGTGGAGAAGCGACAGTACTTGCTCGCACCCCAGCCGAAGCCCTTGGTATCTATACAAAACGAGGACGATTTGGCATTGGAGCAGCATGGACTTTTACTCGTCAACCAGACGGTTGGATTGTATGCACCCATACTGGAATGAAGACTCTTGAACGCACCTATCACAAACTCCGTGAAAAGGACTATGTTCGTGGCATGCGCTAAACTTCAACTTTATATCGTATGAAATTACCTACACTATACAGTCGTACATCGACTGGGAGCATTCAAGAATGGACGATTGAAATCGAAGATGGACGGTGTCGTACCCATCATGGCAAGGTCGGAGGCAAGATTGTGACCACACTGTGGACCACATGTGAAGCCACTAATGTCGGCCGAGCAAATGAGCGCGACATTTCAGCTCAAGCACTTTTCGAGGCACAAGCACTCTGGAAAAAGAAAAAGGAAAGTGGTTGTTTTGAGTCAATTGCTGACATTGATCGCAGTCTTTATATTGAGCCAATGCTTGCTAAAAAATGGGAAGATCGCAAAAGTCGTGTCGTCTATCCAGTCTATAGTCAACCAAAGCTTGATGGTTTACGAGCAGTCATCACAGCAAAGGGGGCAACTACACGAAATGGCAAGCCTTGGGTTACGATTCCCCATATCTTGCAGGAGTTGGCTCCTCTTTTTAAGGCACATCCAGATCTTGTGCTTGATGGCGAGCTTTATACTCACAAATATAAGGATGACTTTAATAGTATTTGTAGTCTTGTGAAAAAAACCAAACCATCCGCTGCAGACCTACAGGAGTGTGCCAATAAGATCCAATTTTGGTGGTATGATACGGTTGACCCAAGTAAAAAGTTTTCGGCACGTTCCTCTCAGGCTGCTTACTATGCAAACACATTCAAGTTAAATCCAAACATTATTGTGGATGTACCTACCACTATGGTATGTGACGAGATTTCCCTTGATGCGACATATGAAAATTATTTGCAAGATGGCTATGAAGGTCAGATGGTACGAGTTGACGCGCCATACGAGTGTAAGCGTAGTGACTCGCTGCTCAAGCGCAAAGAGTTTCAGGATGGCGAATATCTCATTGTTGAAATTTGCGAAGGCAATGGCAACAAGAGCGGCATGGCTGGTTATGCGGTCTTGCAAAGACCAGATGGAAAAACCTTTCGAAGCAACATTAAAGGCACACACTCATTTTTGAAAGAGCTCTTAAAGGATGCTGAGTCTCTTCGTGGAACATATGCTACATGCACCTATTTCAATCTTACCCCAGATGGCATTCCACGCTTTCCATACGTCACCAGACTGAGACCGGGGCCTGGAATTGACTGAAATTTGACCCTGGAGGTTGAAAAAAAGTGAAGTTTTTTCACTTTTATGAAAAAAGTTGTGTACTTTTTGCGGGTTTTAGTGTATAATAATCCTGTAAGCAACAATATGACCACCACTGATATTACCTCTGCCGTAGCCACAGTTTCACTCTATCGTAGCCTCAATAACCGATTTGTCGATGACGCTGACGATCGCCAACGACACATCACATTTCGCTGCATGACTGAGTATAGTCAAGACAATACTCCTGAATGGCTGTTCGAAGCGACCAATGCCCCAGAAAGTTTTCTTGACGCTGAGCAGATGTTTGTGCGTCAGACATTCGCTGATGCGAAGCTCCACTCACTTTCTCGTGGAGACGTAATTGGCATCAACGGCACATTCTATAAATGCAAGATGGTTGGATGGGAAAAGGTCCCACACTTTAACGACACAATTGAACACTGATGAATATGAAACAAAAAACTTGGGTTTGCGCTGGACAATGGGGTTGGATTTCAACCGACGAGGTGGAATTTTCTGACATCGAAGAAGGACCATTCGGAGATATAATGAGTTTTGAATTTTGTGGAGAATCTTTCAAATCTCAGATCGCAGTTGGATCAAAACCAGGAGCATAACATGAATAGACTAGATTCCATACGTGAAGTACTTGACATCAGATTTGCTGATTTACAACAAGAGATTGACTCTCTCAAAGAAGAAAACTATAGGCTACACAATGGCTTTCAAGGCGCATGTTACGCATGCGAACCCGTAGCAGAACTCAATCAAAAGCTCGTTGAAAGAGGACATGCACTCTATCGAGCACTTGCATACTTTACGGATAGTTTCTCATCCTTTATGGATGAAGACGGCTTTTCACAGGAGAAGAAAGCAGTAGAAGATTGGAAGGAACTCTTTGATAATAATGTACCCGAACAAAACTATGAAGATTAGAATTGACAACATTGGCGCACAGCCTCCGACTTATATTGGTAAACCTCCAGAAGATGTAGACAAAAGAGTTGTTATTGTTAAGTTCTTTCCCAATCCTAAATATGGTAAATTGCAGGAATATATTGATGATGGTTGGAATGATATTGGAGATCGCATCATAAAAGATATGTGTAGCATTCACAAGAACTGCTTTGAAGGCAAAGAGAATAATATAGTGATTGCTGATCTTGTCTATGATTCTAAAGAAGAAGACACATTCTTAGAGACTGTAGGTGAGCGAGTGCTACAGCTATCACTAGAAGACCGCGAAACTTTCTTTGAGGTTTATGCTCTTGCGGCAAAGAAACTAGCTAAACAACATAAACAAGATGAGTAAACAATACAGAATTGTAGAACGCATAGATCATCGAACTGCTAGAATATACTATGCAATTCAAGTAAAGTTTCTTTGGTTTTGGGTCACAGAGTATCATTATGGAATTTGGGCGACAGCGGAAGCCGCAGAAGATATGGTTATGAAACTGATGAAAAATCCAAACAGAGTAGTAAAAACATTTTCTTATGAGTGATATGTGGATAACAATAATTTTAGGCTCACTCGCGATGTTTGCAGTATGCTATATCATTTATAAAGCTAGTGATGAAGATTTTTGGTATTAAGGAATAATAATAAGAATATGACTTCACACTATCGAATCATAGAAGAGAAAAATCCCCTCACAAACGACAAATACTACAAGATTGAATCAAAAGTTTTGTGCTTTTGGTTGAAAACTTGTGGTCTGTATCATAGCGCTGAAGACGCAGAGAAAGAAATTAACAAACGACATCCAAGGAGTACACGTGTAGTAAAGACATTTGAATTTACTGAGAAGATACTCTGGGATTAAGGAACTCTAATATAATAAACGTATGGGACTTGACATGTATATATTTAAAGTTAAGAAGACTGCTCACTCTATTAAAGAACTGAGCGATCTTAATCGCAATCCGGAACCTGGACAGCCAGAAGTTGCGGAGTTTGAACCATTGCAGCGCCCGTATGAAGATACGTGTCCTGATTATTACTCAATCTTCCAAGAGGTTGCATACTGGCGTAAGTTTAATGCACTGCATCAGTGGTTCGTTACAACTGTTCAGGCAGGTATTGATAAATGCGATCTTTATGAACTAGATAAAGATATTCTTTTTGAACTGTTAGAGATTCTTGAGGATGTTTACCATCTTAAGAATCCTAGTAAGCTGCCTCCCACGCAAGGATTCTTTTGGGGGTCGACTGAAGTAGACGACTACTATTGGGATAAAGTAGAGAGCAGTATTCAAATAATTTCGGGTTTGATTGACTATACAGATTGGGATAACGAACGCCTCTTCTATCAATCTTCTTGGTAAAATTTATGATAAATAAAGTAGAACTAATTGGGCATTATGGGTGTGATGAAACTATCGCTTGTAGTGCGTGGACAAGCACATCACGAGAATTAACTGATGAAAAGAAATCGCGCATTCCTGGACTCATCAACATGTTGTGGTCTAATGGTCACGAAACACCGTTTGAGAAAGGCAGCGTGCATTTTCTTGTTGATACTGACATTGCCACTCATATTCATTTGCTCAAGCATCGTATTTCTAGCATTAATGCTGAATCAGCCCGATATAAAGAACTAAACGACGACAAGTATTATCTGCCTGAAGATTGGAAAGGTGTTCAAGCTAATACAACAAAGGTATTCTTTCGAAACCTTGATGAAGGTGCTGATTGGGTTAAAATCTTAGAGCAATACACAAAACTTGGTAATATGCTCTATCATGATTGTCTTGCCGACCTTACACCCATTCTTGGTCGTAAACGAGCGAAGGAAAGTGCTCGATTCTTTAAGACATACAACAGTCAAATTCAGGCTGATGTTCAATTTAATATGCGTAGCTTTGCAAACTTTTTGAAGTTGAGAAACTCTGAGCATGCACAGCTAGAGATACGTGAGATCTCAGCAGAGATGCTCCGACTTGTATCAGAAATTGAAGGAGAGCCATTTAAACATACATTAGCAGCATGGAATATCTAACATTATGTATACATTGACACTACAACAGCAAACTTGCTTTGGCTTATAACTTGTCAAAGCGAATCAAAGGGTGACAGTTTGAGAGCGTCTTATGAAAGCGCTCTCTGCAAAATTTGCGAACTTAAAATGCAAGCTGATAGTTATCGCTGCAAAACTTATTAAAGTTTCTTATTTACTTTTAATCTAAAATGGTGTATAATAGTCTTATGACAAACAATAAGTTTGATAAAGAAAAAATACTGGAGCAACTTCAAAATGGAGTCGTACTCGTCACTTTTACCAAAGCTGATGGCACAGTTCGTAGTATGAAGTGTACGCTTCAACCTAGTCTGCTTCCTCCGCATACAATCAAAGAAAAGACGTGTGCGAGCGGAGAAAACTGTGACTGCATCAAGGCATATGACCTTGAAGTGAATGGGTGGAGAGCCTTTAAAATTTCTAGAATAATTTCAATTTTTGACACAAATGAGTAATGCATTTAAAGCTGGACGCGTAATTGCGCCAGACGCAAAGTGGACAGGCGACGAGCCAGAATGGAATGGTTGGGAAACTTGGCCAATTGAAAAGTTTTATAAGACACGGGCTCGTGCTTTAGGGTTTTATAATTACTACTTGGATACTGCAGCGATGAAGCCACTCGTGCTTGATTGGATGAAGATCAACGGGTATAACAAGGATGATGTCTCTGCAATCAAAGAGGCAAACCCAAACGTTTTACCAAGCACTGTTGGCAAACTTGTGCGATGCTTGACGCGCGGAATGCCAAGTATACACCCACAAGCAACAGAATATTTTGCAACACTTCCTTTTCATGATGAGCCGCCAGTTCCAAGGGATGATGCGTCAGTTGTGCATCATGAGTTAAAACGAGCAATTACGCTTTTACGAGCAAACTCATCGTCAGATAATAATGATGACACAAAGGTTAAAGTTGCAACTCCAAGTCCACTTGATCGTATACGCGAGAGAGTGCACAAGGAGATTGTTGTGCAACTTGAGGATTGCACCGATCAATGGGCAACCACACGTTCTGGAAATGCTTCTTTTAATATGTCTGCCGCTTTACGAGACTCTAAGATTCCTGCACAAGGCTGTAAGACTATACTTGATTGGTTAGAAAAGAACCATACTGAGTATAACGGAGCGCTTCAGCGTGAGGATGAACAACTTGTTGAAGGTTATTCGCACTTACCAAAGGCAGAACTTCGTAAGATTGTAAAGTCGCTTGAAAGCATGATTAGTGACGTTCGTAACCATGCAAAAATTAAAAATTCTACTCGCAAGCCTCGTAAGAAAAAGGTTAAGGATGCTAGCAAACAGGTTTCAAAATTAAAGTATCAACAACATTCATCAGACTGGAGCCTAGACTCTGTTTCTCCGACTCGCATTCCAACTTCTCAGAGACTCTATCTCTTTAATACAAAAACGCGGGCGCTGAGTGTCTATGTTGCATCTGGGGCGGCTGGCTTTGAAGTAAAAGGAACTTCATTAAAAGGCTATGACACGTCAAGCAGCTTTATTGCAACTCTTCGTAAACCCAAAGAGACTCTAAATAACATTTTAAGTTCTACACCAAAACAACTTGACAAATTGTTTGTAAACTTAACAGTTAAGAAAAAACCAGCAAATGGCCGTATAAATGAACAAACAATAATCTTAAAAGTAGTTGAACACAAAATATAATATGTCTGAAGAATTACCAATAAAAATTTTAACAAAACAGGAGTTTGCTCTTGAAATTGAGCGCCGGGTTCGTCTCAAATCTATAGGATATCTTGAAGCAATCATTGACTATTGCGATGACCATACAATAGATCCTGACGACATTTCAAAACTTGTTGTCGGCAGTCTAAAAGAAAAACTTGAAGCTGAGGCACAGCGCAATAACTTATTGCCTAGGAGCGCATCACTATTTGCATGACAGTTCAAGACGTACGAGTCTCTGGTTTTGAGACGTGGTCAATTTATATGGCCATGAAATTGCATTTTAGTGAAGGCAACTATGATGCATTTAAATTTAACTTTAAGGGACCACGTTTAAAGGAGAGTACATTTCAGTCTCGTCGTGATCGGTATTTTTTTGAAAAATTGGCTCGTCGTTATGTTAAAAAGAAAACAGTAATTGAATATTTTTTAGCCAATCTGCTCTCCGGAAATGAATGGATTGGAAATATGTCTGAAGAGGCCTATACACTTTGGACTTCTAAAATACAGCGATTACAATACAGCTTTAAAGAAGAGCTCACTGCATGCAAGTCGATTACTGACAACTTTGATGAACTGTTACGACCGCGCGGCTCGCAAATACCACTCTATGATTTTGCGGCGAGTGGTCGAGTCTCTGTAGAGACGCTATGCATACTTGATGTCTTATGCAACTATTCATGTCGTATCGGTGCAGGAGTGTCTGACCCGATGGGGCTTTACGCCGCCATGACTCTAAAGATAAATAACTACAAGCCATTTATTCGTAACTTACCATTACAACAAAAAGCTTTTCAAGAAATTGTAATAAAAACATTTACAAAGCCTTGAAATATGTTATAATAGCCAAGTGGTTATATAACATCACACAATAACAATACACTGCAATACAAATAAACATATGTCATTTGATAAACTAAAACAAAATCGGGCAGCAAGCATCAATAAACTTGTTGAAGCTGCAGAAAAATTGAGTACACCAAAAGCTTCATACGGAGACGATCGTATTTGGAGCCCAGTAGTTGATAAAGCTGGAAACGGTTATGCCGTGATTCGCTTTTTACCAGCTCTTGAAGGTGAAGATCTGCCATGGGTTCGCTTTTGGGATCATGGTTTTAAGGGACCAACTGGTCGTTGGTACATTGAAAATTCACTTACCAGTATTGGTCAACCTGACCCGGTAAGTGAGATCAATAGCGTGCTTTGGAACAGCGGCAATGAAAAAGACAAAGAGATTGCTCGCGAGCGTAAGCGTCGTTTGCATTACGTCTCTAATATTCTTGTGCTTAGTGACCCAGCAAATCCAGACAATGAAGGTAAAGTTTTCTTGTACAAATATGGCAAGAAAATCTTTGACAAGATTATGGATATTATGCAACCACAGTTTCAAGATGAGACTCCAATCAACCCATTTGATTTTTGGGCAGGTGCAAACTTCAAGTTGAAAATTCGCAACTTTGAAGGCTATCGTAACTATGATAAGTCTGAATTTGAAGGAGCCTCTGAACTTTTCAGCGGAGACGAAGCTAAGCTTGAGAAGATTTACAATTCGTTGTACTCATTAAAGGACTTTATTGATCCTGCAAACTATAAGTCGTATGCAGATCTTAAGCGCAAGCTTGTTGAAGTACTTGGAGCAGAGGCACTTGCCGGTTCTTCCACTGAACCAGAAAGCGTGAATGTCGCTGCCGCATCAGTCGGTAAGTCAGTTGAACCAGTACAAAGTTATAATAGTTCAGAATCAACATTTGCTGCGTCAAGCACTGATGACGATGACGATGATGAGTCGCTTAGCTACTTTGCAAAGCTTGCTCAAGGTGGTTAATGTTTAAAGATTAGAAAAAAACAGGGGGTAGATCTATTCTACCCCCTGTTTGTATATATACTACTAAATATGATCTTTCTAATAAAGGTATTTACATACTTAAATTGTACTGATTGTTTACGTCATCTAAAAACACTACGTGACTATTGTGAACGCACTCCTACAAGTTTGCAAATAATTGATATTGACAAGGAAGAAAATATACCGCTTATATTTGAATATAAAATAGATGGCATACCGCACACAATATGCTATAATATAC